GTTAAAGATACCATCTCCCTGATCAAACAGATCCGTTAGGAATCTCACTCCCATCCTTTCACGTCCCAAAACTTCGACGGACGAGTAGTAGGCTCGATTCCAAAACGGAATCGGACCATCTCATCCCATGAAGTGTTCAGGCGTCGGTCTACTTTCTTAAAGAAATTTATACCTATGCTACGAAAACGTGGACGGTGAACAACTTGTTTAACTAGACAGTTAGACAAAGGAAGAACCGGCTTGATCCTGTCTAATTTCCATTGCAGTATCTCAAAGACAGTTATTAAACTGTCCGGAGACTGCGGAATTTCGACTGGACCACTGTCAAAGAGTTCAGAGTAGATTTCAACCGCGGATATCTGTAAAGAAGTAAAAGAAGGCATCCCTTTTGGAGACAACCCCTCAAAACCTCTAACAGACTGTATAGATGTCAACGCGTTAAGGCTCAATTGAGTCTTATTCCGCGCCTGCCACTTCGCATGCTCTAGTTCGTCTTTCAAGACGTCATCTAAAGCGCTTATGGCAGTGACATCCATATCCAGACTCTTAGCAAATACTTTGAAATAGGAAAGTGTAGTTTCGACCTTTGCGGGTCCAAACCGACTTCCACTATCAACTGATCCGAAAGGACCAGTGATAGACCAAAGTAAATATTCTAACTTACTCTTAGATATCTTAACGATATCATGACTAAGTGAAGATATTAAATCATTCACTGTGGCAAATTCTATACGACCCCCCTTCTTCATATAATCACAAAACAAGGTTGGGATATTAGCAGGAGCTTTTAAACTCAAGATAATATTCTTTGGCCCTATCGGTGATAAATCAGAAGTAGGAGTAACTAGACGTTTGGCGAATTCCATCGTACCGGACTCAGACTGAATACTTTTATCGAGGTTGATTTCAACCCCGAGGTATTCAGTCATGAATGAATGGTAAGCTTTTGCTACCATTCGGTCTGCGATAACAATATCATCTCCCAAAAGCGCATAGTCAGTAAATCAGGTCTTAAAACCCAATCTAGTAGCACATAATTGCACAACAAAGTGATGGCTTAATGCAAACACTCCTCATGAACTCAATGCACCCATTGGCTGGCCTACTGCATATGTATAAGGATTATCCTTATATCATCACTGCCGATCGACCAGAAGAGACTTTCAAGCAGATGCCACCTCCTCATTATAGAGGAAGGATAGCATCTGTTGTTGGAACTCGA